ACCAACACCTCACGACGGCACACAGCGCGTTCTAGCGGTATATCCACAGGGTGTTGTTGATCTGTACCGAGTTACGTTTGAAGACGGGGCTTGGGTTGACGTTTGTGGCGAACACCTTTGGAAGGTACACCAGTCCATAAACGGTCATGTACCCAAGATCGTAAGCACACTTGAACTACTTAGATTTATTGAACACGAAGAGTATCGCAGAGATACTGGTCGTAGGTATCGCCCATACAGGATTGAGTTCTGTGGTGATGCAGAACTTCCCGAGCAAGAAGAACCACTCCCTCTGCACCCATATATCCTAGGTTCACTACTTGGCGATAGGGGAATGTCCTATTCAAGGACTTACTTCACATCTTCCGATGAGGAATCCTTTGAAGAACTCAAGGCTTGCGGTGCTGACATTGTAAAGCACAAGCAGAAGTATCAGCATGGTATTCGCGATATTAAAGAGATTACAGGGGAACTTGGTGTAAGGGTTAATTCAGAACTGAAGTTTATCCCTAGGCAATATCTAGAGGCTTCTATTGAAGACCGGTATGCGCTTCTTCAAGGTCTTATGGACACTGGCGGTTCTGCTGGCCTGAAAGGTGCTGTGAAGTTCTGTTCAGTGTCAAAGCAACTTGCTCTCGATGTACAAGAACTTGTTAGGTCACTGGGTGGTAGCGCTAGAATTAGCACAGAGCAACCGACTTGTCAGAACAAAGAGTATATTTGCAAGTTAGCATATATTGTTCAGATCAGGCATCGTGATGGTAAGTCATTATTCAGACTTAAGCGAAAGCAAGACCGTTGTAACAAAAGGAGCATCCCGATTGCCAATAAGGTAAGAAGTGTTGTTCCTATTGAACAGGGTGAAGCGACTTGTATCGCAATTTCTGGTGAAGATAAGCAGTTTATTACGAAAGATTATATTGTCACCCACAACTCCTACCTGGGCGTGATGAACTTTCTGAAATATATCCACCATCCTAAGTTTCGTGGTGTAATTGTACGAAGGACAACACCTCAGCTAACTGGCCCCGGTGGCATTCTTGACAACGCACTTGACCTGTTCAAACGAGTAGAACCAAGAGTAAGATGGCGAGCTAAAGATGGTAAGTTTGTTTTCCCGTCTGGTGCTGAAGTATTCCTTCGTCACTTTGAATCAGTAAAAGACAAACAAAACTTTGATGGTTGGGAAGTGAATTACTTCCTTCTGGATGAGGGTCAGCAGTTTGAGGAAGAAATGGTTTCATACCTATTCTCCCGTATGCGTAACCCGAAGTGTCCAGAAGTTAAGCCGATGATGAAGATCACTTGTAACCCCGATGGCTTGAGTGGTATCTTGATCCTGACACTGGATTACCAATTCCTGAGAGGTCTGGTGTTACTCGCTGGTTTGTCAAAGAAGGTAGAACACTCAAGTGGGCTGATACTTGGGATGAGGCTATTGAGTTGTATGGTAAAAAGGATCTTGCCAAAGATCATGAAAACCAAGTCAAACCTATTAGTCTGAAATTTATCAGTGCTAATGTCTACGATAACCCAGTTGTCTGTAAAGAGAACCCGGAGTATGTGGGTTGGCTAGAGAGTCTAGAGAAGGTTGAGAAAGAACGTCTCCTGTACGGCTCTTGGAACGCCAAGCCAGAAGGCTCAGGGTGCTTTAAGCGTGNNCGAGGTATTGCTTGCTGCTGAACGCGCTTCTAGGGTGCGTGCGTGGGACTTAGCGGGCACGCTTCCTTCTGATGTCAATAAGAACCCTGACTATACAGTTGGTGTTCTAATGGCAAAAGAAGAAGACGGTACATATACCATTGAAGATGTCATCAGAACAAGAGCACTGATTGGTGACATTGAACAGCTAATCATTGATACAGCAAAACAAGACGGTAGTAGCGTTGTGGTTAGTATTCCACAAGACCCCGGTATTGCTGGTGTGTCATACGCTAAGGGACTCGCTTCAAAGATTATTGAGAAGGCCAGAGTTTCTGTCATTCTGAATAAGGCAAGTAAGTCCAAAGTATTACGTTTCAGACCATTCGCATCTATTGCACAATTGGGCAAGGTGAAGTATCTCCGTGCTCATTGGAACGATATGTACTTCACAGAACTTGAAGACTTTACTGTAATCAAGAATAGCAAGGATGACTGTGTTGACGCAACATCAGATGCTTTTGATTATTTAGCCAAAGAACTTTGTATTCCAGATTTCTCTTTGCCGGACATGAAAGAGATTATGTAAGGAGGGTAGATGGATTCTTTAGATTCATCTCTTAGTATTCCTCAGTTCAGATTGTCAGAGATTGGTTATTCTGGACTGAGAGTTGTAGATGGAAGGCTTTACGAAGAAGATGATCGAGAACTACTCTTTCCTAATTGTGTAAAGCTCTATAAGAGGATGAGCAAAGACCCAGTAATTGCTGCAGGTCTTGGTGTCTTTGAAATGTTTATTTCTAGGGCAGAACCACTGGTTGATGATGGTGGTGACAAGACCATAGCAATGAAGCGCAAGGTTGCATTCCTCAATGAAGTGTTTGGTGATATGGAAGTTCCGCTCAAGCAGGTGATTCGTGAATCTACGAGTCAACTCAAGTATGGATTTCATGTTGCTGAGAAAGTGTTCCGTAAGCGTACACTGAAGGCTGGTAGCAAATACGAAGACAATAAGATTGGCATTAAGCGTATTGTTACGCGTCCCCAAGACAGCATTAAGCGTTGGGTGTTCTCTGCTGATGGTCGTGAACTAACTGGTGTTGTTCAAGATACAAGTTGGATCATTGATAAGGCTAGATTCAACAAGCTAATCACTGACAATCCAAACGGCATCGTTATCCCTCGTAGCAAGTTTATGCTGTTCCGTGTCAACCCAATCAAAGACAGCCCGGAAGGTAATAGTCCTCTGAAGTCTTGTGTTGATGCTTGGAAGACTAGAGTGAATCTTGAGGCTCAGGAAAGTGTAGGCGTGAGCAGGGATATGAACGGGATGCCCCTCATGTGGATTCCACCAAAATACATGTCCGATGAAGCTACAGACGCAGACAAGCGTACATATGAGCAATTCAAATCCCTTCTCCGCAATATCCACAACAACGAACAGTCTTCAATGATCCTTCCACTTCTCTACGATCCTGAATCTAGGGAGCCGCTATTCAAGTTTCAACTAATGAGCACGGAAGGCGGGAAGATGTATGACATTGACAAAGTGGTTAAGCGTTACGATAATAAAATCCTAATGTGCTTATTTGCAGATGCTCTGAAGATGGGTCAGGATCAAGTTGGTTCGTATGCTCTTGCTGGTGAAAAGACAAACCTGATGGTTATGGCTATCGAGGCACGTCTCACAGAGATTGCTGATGTGTTCAATACAGACCTTATCCCTCAGCTATTTGAACTCAATGGTTTCCCTAAGAACGAACCACTACCAAAGCTGAAGTTTGGTCGTATTGCTCCTATTGATCTCGATGAGTTCTCTAAAGCAATCCAGCGTCTTATGTCCACAAGTTCTATTGAGTTTGATCGTCCTGTTGCAAACCTTGTCCGTGAAGCTATTGGTGTTAAACCTAAGCCTGATGATGAGGAAATTGATTGGGACAGTATCCCAGCATTCACTTCACGCTCCGGTGATGGAATGGCTACAGCGGGTGAAGGGACATCAACAAACCCAAGTGGAAACGATACATCTACATCTAATAAGGAAAATGCTTAATGAAGCGTAGTCTAACAAGACTTCTAGCTTCTCTGCACAACACCCCAATGTTTGTCACAAGTGATTATCTTGATTTCGCTTGTACATTCATTGCGGGGAGTGAGAGAGCTAATATTCAGACAGAGATTAAGACAGCAGATCAAGAGTCGTTCACTATAGTCAACAAGCAATCTCGCATTGCTGTAATGTCTATTGATGGGCCTCTAACTACAGTTGAACATAGTGCCCCGTGTGGCCCTTCCCCTGCAAGTTACTCCAAGATTTCAGCAGAGGCTTCTGCTGTTATCAAGTCCGGTAATATCGACACTCTAGTGTTTGATACGAATACTCCGGGCGGTGAAGCATACCGCATGATTGAAACAGCTACATCCATTCGTCAACTAGCCGATGAATACGGTGTGAAGCTAGTCACTTATGTTGATGGCATGGCTGCTTCCGCTGGTTATGGTATTGCTGCTGTATCTCACGAAATCGTAATGAACCCAGAAGCATCTGTCGGTTCCATCGGTGTTGTTGTTCGTCTTATGAACACAAAAGCGGCTATGGACAAGATGGGTCTGAAGGAAACTTACGTTTATGCAGGAAAGAGTAAAATCCCATTTGATGAGAATGGTGAGTTTACACAAGCATTTCTTGATGAAGTGCAAGATCGTGTATCAATGATGTATGAGCGATTCACTTCTCATGTATCTGAATACAGAAACCTTGACCAACAAGCAGTTATTGATACTGAAGCAAAGATGTTCTCTGCTCAGGATGCAATCAATAACGGTCTTGCTGACAAGATTATGACCCACTCTGAATTCCGCTCCTATATTGGGCTGGATGAAGTGAAGAGTAAAGATAAAAATGGAGAGAAAATGTCCCTCGAAGTAGAAGGTGAAAAACTGGAAGCTGTTGTTGATACCGAAGCACTTCAACAAATGCAAGCGCAACTGACTTCCCTCACTGAGCAAGTAGAAGCTAAAGAGTCTGCTCTGCAAGAAGCCGTAGCACAAGCTGCTCAATTCAAAGCTGCTATGGAAGCAGCTCAAGCTCAAGTGGCTGAGTTTAAAGCAGCTCAAGAGAAAGCGAAAGTTGTTTCTCGTCAAGAGCAACTGAAAAATGCTGGTGTTGATGCTGACAAGATTGAAGCTCTGGTTAAATCCACAGAATCTCTTGACACTGAAGCATTTGAAAGCATTGTAAGTGTCATGTCTGCAAAGAGCAAGGAAGTTGAGCAGAGTGCTCTGTTCCAAGAACTCGGTGTTGACGGTGATGTAGAAGAAGAAAAGAAAGAATCCGGCCTACAAGCCGCAATCAAACAACTGTACAACGTCGGTTAAGAGGTAATAAATAAATGGTTGATTACGTTCAATTTGGTGTCTTTGCAACTGACACTGTTCGCATGTCCGAGTGGCTGAAAGACCACTATGTTGATACTCGCTATATCTATGAAGTTCGCAGTGTGAATGT